GCTTACTTCCATCAATGGGACAAATACAAAATAGACTTAATCCTGTATTATTACTCTTGGACCAAAGAAGAATACATAAAGGCATCTGAAGGTGAAAGATTTTAGATCACTCTTAGAGCAACAATTCGCAGAGAAGTTCTACAAACACATCGAAGCGTATGAAGATGACAAGATTCCTTACACATTAGATTTAAACAGAAAGTATTATTTGCCAGACTTTCGAGTAAGCATAAATAAATACATAGAAACAAAAGGTCTCTTTACAGAGTCAGAAAGAGATAAAATGGCAGCGGTGGTAAGTCAGAACACAGAAATAACAATAGTAATGGTATTCCAAAACAAAAATACAGTAATACCAGAACTAAATCTGACATACAGTGAATGGTGTGATCAGCACAACATCACTAACTTCGGTTTTCAAGAAGAGTTGGAAATCAAAATGTGGTTACTTAAAAACAAAAGGAGAAACACAAAATGGCAACAGAATCAATGAAGGTTTATCTTAAAGGTCTCGAACACTCAGTAGAACACGCAGTAGAACAAGTTTATCTACACGCAAAAGCAGAAGTTGAGGAATTATACAAAACAGAAGCAAATGTGGCTACTCAAGTAGTAAATACGACGGTAACAAATACACAGGCAAATGTCTAACACTAACAACTTTACCTTCTTCGAACAATGTCACGGACACAATCCAGATGACAGAATCGTAGGTAAGATTGATGGTAAGATTTACTCTTGGGGTCTGATGAAAACACTATACTATGGTTCTGACAATGAATTAGACCAAACTGACCTCAAAGTAAAGAATTTCTTACAAAAAGACGATAAACTATAAATACATAATACACGGAGAAACAAAACACTATGCCAAGTAAATCACCGAAACAAAAGAAATTTATGGCAGCAGCGGCTCATAACCCAGAGTTTGCTAAAAAAGCAGGAATACCACAAAAGGTAGCAAAAGAGTTTAATCAAGCAGACAAACGCAAGAAAAAGGAGAAATAAATGGATACCGATAAAGAAACAGAAGAAAAAGGTAGCGTCGAATACTATTGTGCAGAGAACAAACGACTTAAGGATAAATTATACTACGCTATGTCGATGGTCAATAGTCTTAAGAATAAGTTATCTATAGCAATGAACTTTATAGATGATGAACACGAGATTGTTCCTTACAGTAGAATCAAAAAAGAGAATAATCACTAACCACAGGAGAAATAAATGGAAAAACACATTAAATCAATAAGCAACGGACACAATCACGACATCTGTCCTAAATGCTACGAATCAATTCCTAACATTACGGGATCTTATGAACTTGATGCAGTTATCTCGCAATCAAAGAACAAAGACATGCTTGGACGACTAAGTATGTATGTCAGTTCTGATCTTTATGATTCAAGGAAGATGGATAAATAATGACAATAACACAAGAAGATTTAGATAGATTAAAATCAGAAGATAAATCTTGGAAAGTTCTTGCTGAAATACCAACGGATCAACTATTAGATCTATTGGTAAATAAGTCTCTTGTAGAGAAAATCCTTACCGAAAATGAAGATTTTACCTACACCGAAATAGAAGAAATAAGAAAGGTATAAGACACTATGAAAAGTAATCTATTTCAACCTGGAGTTGGCACCTATGCTGAATGGCTACGCACACTTACTCCTAAAGAAAAAGAACAACATCTTAAATTAAGAGCAGAACGCAAGAAGAAACGCAATCTCGAAAAAGAGTTGAAGGAAATCTTCATGGCAAATGCTGATCAATGGATTGCTGAATTTAACAATGCTACTGTATCAATCTTAAAGAAAGCACAGGATGGTGATGTTGCGGCTTACAATGCAGTTGGAGATAGAGTATTCGGAAAACCAAAATCACCAGTAGATGTAACATCAAATGGCAATACAATAGATTCAACTTCGACTATGGTAGCAACGGCAGATAGTTTAATTGAGAAGTTAAAATCAAGAGAGAAAAAATAAGACAGCACAATAATCTTGCGGGTCCTACTCCAGTGGGTCTTTGTCGAATAGATTGGAGAATTTTAATGATGAGGAACACTATGCTGAATGGCAATACCTTTCGAAACAATCAATCAAATAGTATTAAGTAAGATGGAAAACCAAGATCTTCCGTATAGAGAAGAAAGAAAACTCTTGGTGTCCATCATCTCTTCCTACGATTGGTCCTATAGTGATTGGATAAGAGAATACGCAAAACATTATAATCTTTCGATTAAAGAAGTATTACAAATCAACTCAAGACACAGAAGATACTATGCCTAATCAGACCTATTTACACAAAATAACAGACATTACTACTTTGCTTAAAGAGTGGGACATAATAGATAACAATGGAACAGATCTATCGGCGATAAGAGCATTGTGTTTAACTGATAGGTATTATCTTCTGGTTAAAGTATTCGGCAGAACAGATTTACTTCATCCTTGGCTGTATGCTCGTTGTCGAGAAGTAGAATCATCAACGGACGGTCATCTTGACTTATGGTCCCGTGAGCACTACAAGGCGGTAGATCTTAATGAACCGGTAATTACTCCTTATGGATGGAAAAGTCACGGCGATTTAATGCCCGGAGATTATGTTTATTCTCCGACCGGCAACCCAGTAAAAGTTTTAGCAAAAACCGAAGTATTCTTAGATTCAGACTGTTATCAAATTGAGTTTGATGATCATTATAAAATAGTTGTATCTGGAGATCATCTATGGAAAATAAATAGCAATCATTATTTACAAGGTAGAGATGAGAACTATAAATCTCATCCAAAAGAAATAGTTGTATCTACTAAAGAGTTATTTAATCATAATCATCGTATTGGTAATAGAATTGCTATTCCAGTATGTAATCCAGTTATAAACATACCACATTCTTATTCTATTCATCCTTATGTTTTGGGAGCCTGGTTGGGAGATGGTTCTTCAGACGGTGGTGGATTTACTGGAGAAGATAGACAGATTATAGACGAAATACAGAATTGTGGAGAATCTGTAACATCTTATAACAGAAAACATCAGCATAGAATACAGAAATTAGATGCTCGACTAAAAGAAAAGAATTTGAAAAAGAATAAACACATTCCTAAAGATTATCTATTTGGTAGTGTAGAAGATAGAAGATCATTATTACAGGGTCTAATGGATACAGATGGATCAGTGAATACTCGAGGAACGGCGTATTTTGTAAATACAAATAAGTTATTAGCAGATGGTGTATTTGATTTATGTCAATCATTGGGTATTAAATCATACATTAGTGAGAGAAGATCATCATTAAATGGTAAGGATTGTGGTCCAGTATGGACAGTAACATTTCAAGCCTATAAAGAGGATAAACCATTTAGATTACAACGAAAACTTGATAGATGTAAATCAGGAAATAAGAAAAAAGGTTCAAATAGATACATTAAATCGATTAGAAAAGTAGATTCTATTCCTACTTCTTGTATTCAAGTAGAAGGAGAAATGTATCTTGTAGGGAAAAACCTAATACCTACTCATAATTCGACGATCATCACATACGCTGGTGCAATACAAGAGATCTTAAAGAATCCAGAGATAACAATAGGTATCTTCTCACACACTGGTGCTATTGCAGGTGAATTCTTACAACAAATCAAGAAAGAACTTGATAACAATAAGATACTACATACAGTGTTTCCTGACATACTATACAATGAAGATGAATCACCGCCGCCAGGCTCCTGGAACATGGATAAACTTATAGTTAAAAGAAAGACAAATCCAAAAGAAGGAACACTTGAGGCACACGGATTAGTAGATGGTATGCCAACAGGTAAGCACTTTGAGTTATTGATTTATGATGATGTGGTAACAGCAGCATCAGTCTCAACACCAGAACAGATAAAGAAAACAACAGCAGCATGGTCACTGTCTGATAACTTGGGTGCTCGTTCAGAAACAGGAACAACCAGAAAGTGGCACATCGGAACCAGATACTCATTCGCAGACACTTATCAAACAATGATTGAACGTGAAGTAGTAATACCAAGAATTTATCCAGCAACAGAAGATGGAACAGTAGAAGGCAAACCGGTTTTACTTACACAAGAACAATGGGATAAAAAAGTAAAGACACAAAATCCATCAGACATTGCTTGTCAGATGCTACAAGATCCATTACAAGGTTCATACAAGATGTTCGACATTCAAGACCTTGAGACTTATGAGATAAGACCACACTCACTTAACATCTACATAATGTGTGACCCAGCAAGATCAATGGGATTAGGATCAGACAACACAGCCGTCGCGGTTATAGGTGTAGATTCAACAGGCAATAAATACTTCTTAGACGGTATCAATCATAGATGTGACTTACAAGATCGTTGGAAATGGGTTCATCTTATGTATTACAAATGGTTAAGACAACCTGGTGTTCAACAAGTTAAAGTAGGTTATGAGAAGTTTGGTGCCTTGTCTGACCTTGATTACTTTAAGGAACAGATGAAACTGTCAGGCAAGCACTTTCCTATTACTGAATTATCCTGGACCGCAGGTGGTAGAGGTGAATCAAGTAAGACTGCTCGTGTTCAGAGACTTGGTCCTGATCTTAGACAACATAAGTTCTTCATACCATACAAGACAAATGGTAATAAACTTACTAAACTACAACAATCAATGATGGATCAAGGATTAGACTATCGTGTGGCAAAACCCATCAGAAAGAGAGATTCAGACAATAACATCTATGATTTAACCGAAGATTTAGTGAATCAGATCAACTATTTCCCGGTAGGTAAGAAGGACTTGATTGACGCAACATCTCGTATTTATGACATGGAAGTGTCACCACCCATCTACAATGAATACGATCCTGACCTATTAGAACCAGAATACCCGTAAAAATAAGTGATTTGTATAAATAAGACTACAATGGCAAACAAAATAAACCCAAAACTTGGACACAATGTAACTACCAGAACACTAAACTGGGGCCAGATGGTTCGAGAATCGTGGGGAACCGAATGGGATGAACGAGAAGTAATCTACCGCTGGTCAAACGGCGATGAAATGGTTGAAAATAACAACACAAAGTATGGTGTCTATGGTATAAGTATCTATGACGGCATCATAATCAGCCCAATACCAGAAGCATCAGAAATGTATCTATGCTTGCTCACTGAAGATGGCAATAGAATCAGTCTTGATGGTAGCATAGACTAAAACAAAGGATCAATAAATGGCAGATAAACAGATTTCGCAGTTACCAATAGCAACAAGTGTATTAGATACAGACATTGTAATTGTCAATAAGTTAGTGGGTGGTGTTCTTACTACAGAACAATCACCAATCAAACTATTATTTAATGCAGCTGGTGGAGATTTAATCGATGTAAATGCTTCTGGCAACTTGGTTGTCTCTGGAACATCAGATCTACAAGGGTCGGTTACATTAGGAAGCAATCTTACTATTACTGGCAATACTACAATAGGTAATACTCTAACTATTACTGGCAATACTACAATAGGTAATACTCTAACTATTACTGGCAATACTACAATAGGTAATACTCTAACTGTTCAGGAATTTACAGCAACTGGCAATGCTACAATAGGTAATACTCTAACTGTTCAGGAATTTACAGCAACTGGTAATACTACAATAGGTAATACTCTAACTATTACTGGCAATACTACAATAGGTAATACTCTAACTGTTCAGGAATTTACAGCAACTGGCAATGCTACATTAACTGGATTAACATCGTCCGGAAACATTACTGTTCAATCGGGCTCTTACTTCATTGGTGACGGAACACAGATTACCGGAATTACTGTTTCTGCTACATCAAATGGGATAAACAGCGCAACCACTGTTGTGAATGTAGCGGCTGCTTCGGCACCAACAGTGGGGCAAGTGCTAACGGCAACGAGTGGTACAACTGCAGACTGGCAATCTCCCTTAACAACAACATACTTCAACCCGGTAACTTGGAACGGTTCAACTGACCGCGTGCTAGGCATAAGTCAGCACACCTCGGACTCATTCACCTCCGCAACCTCCATGCCGCTGAACATAGCTTGTGGTGATGGGCAGATTTATGAGATTAATCTGGCAGGTAATTTCACGCCAGCAGCAGCGTCAGCGATAGATTGTACTCTTAATCCAAACAATACGACTTATACTTCCGCATTCACATCTGGATTTATTTATGCAATACTTGGAAGTCCACCAACGTCTGTGTTAAGTGTTGCAAGCTCCATGGTTCTGGATTCCTCAAGCGGTTCTGTTTATTCTTTATTGGCAACTGTTTTCACCTCAACTGCCACGAAGCAGGCATCTATAAGATCAAGAAGCGCATTTACAGGTTCAGATTACATTATGGATACTGAAACACACTGGGATGACACCACAACAGTCTGGTCATCGCTCGGCACAATCATCATGCCGAATGCGTGGACAGGGACAATAACCGTTAAAAGGATAGCATAAGGAAAAATAAAATGACATTATGGTTTAACACAGCAGATAACTCAATACACGACGACATGAATGGAGAAGCATTATCACTCCCATCTTGGCCAAAAGGTATGAGTCCGATTACTCAAGCAGAAGCAAACGCAATCTTAAATCCTCCTCTCAATGAGACTCAGATAGCAGAAAACATTAGATTACAAGCACATACATTATTGACTACAACAGATTCAACCTTCTTAAGAATACAAGAGTCAATCGTTCTCGGACTTACAACAAATACAGACCCAGTTGTTGTATCTTGGATCAACTATCGTAAAGCATTGCGAGTAATAGTATCTTCCGCTACAGCAACATCAGTATTACCAGTGAAGCCAACTTCGTATCCAGCAGGAACGTAAGATGGCGTTCAACCCTTGGCAATTTGGATCACCATCTCCAAGACCAATGGTTATGAGAGCAAGGATCTTCTTCAATGATGAGACTCAACAATGGGTTGTTCAAGAACAAATAATGGGAGCAACAATCATTATGTCAGATCCAGATAAAGACAAAGCGATAAATAAACTTAAAGAATGGAAAAATGGTAATAAGTATCAGAACCTTGATCCAGATTATTAAAAGGTAAATAATTATAATGACAATAGAACTTGCTGTTAAATCAATGGAAGGCAATGACATCATACTCGCAAAAGAGGTTGGTGACACACTACACAATAAGTATCCAGGATTTATGTGGATAATAGAGATTATAGATCACAATGTGAAGATTAGTCTCAATGAAGCAGTTCAGAATGGCTGGTGTTATTTCATAAACAGAAAAGACATACCAGATGGTTCTCCAGAAAAGTTCAAACGAGTCATTATGAGAGCAGGAGGAGAAATGCTCGAACGATTAAAGATTGATCGTAAAGCAAAACAAGAAGGTCAGAAGTTCGGATTCTTCGAAGGATCAGAATCAAAACTAAATCCTACAGCAGAAGGATTAAAACTATTACCAGGATCAAACTTTATCGTGAATCCAGACACAAAAGGACTATAAATGGCACAACGCATCCCACACAATTCGCTTTCTTATGTAAAGCCACCAGCAGCAGATAATACAGCACTTGGTTCCGCAAGAGAGAATCATACAACTGACATGGAAACAATCGACGATCTTGAATACAGCGGAATGTCTATAGATGAACAAGAGTCACAAGAGCAGAATAACTATTGGTTAAACAAAGCCAGAGATGCTTATTCAAACTCAACCGACTATGTTGATGCTTACTATCGCAAACGCTGGGAAGATTCGTTAAATGCTTTTAACAACGAACATCCTTCTGATTCGAAATACAACTCAGCATCGTTCGAGAAAAGATCAAAACTATTTCGTCCTAAGACAAGATCAATCATCCGTAAGTTAGAAGCGGCGGCCGCAGTTGCTTATTTCTCAAACTCAGATGTTATCTCAATACAATCAGAAAATCCATCAAGTATAGTTGAGAATGCCGCAGCAGATCTTATGAAGACGGCTATTCAGTATCACTTAAACAAATCAATTCCTTGGTATCAGACAGTTACTGGTGGATTACAAGACGCGGTTACTACTGGTGCTGCCTGCGCTCACATCTATTGGAATACAAAAACAAAGAATGTTACTCACACAGCAGAAGTAGATGATTTCGAACCAGTGTCAAACCCAGTATTACACAACGGCGTCGAACCACTACAAGCGCCAAGCATCTCAGATCGTCCTACTTTCGTCGGTAAGAAGACAGTTAAAACAACCGAAAAGGTTCTGATTAAAGATGAACCAATGGTAGATCTTATTCCTATTGAGAACATTCGTATTGATCCAGCAGCAAGTTGGACAGACCCAGTAAATAGTTCTCCTTATCTTATTCACCGTATTCCTATGTATGTAGGTGATGTTAAATCAATGATGGCATCTGGTGAATGGTTAAAACTATCTGAAGCAACAATCCGTTCAGCAATACAATCAAAAGTAGATACAACTTACGATACTCGTAACCGTCGTCACGGTAATCCGTATGAAACAAACGGTAAAGCAATCAGTGACTATGAAATAGTGTGGGTTCAGAGACACATTCACAGAGAAGATGATGTAGATTATGACTTTTATACTTTAGAAGACATCGCATTACTTACAGAACCAGTTCCTCTTGATCAGAATGTATTCCACGGAAAGCGTCCTTATGTTATAGGATCAGCAATCATCGAAACACACAAGGTATTTGCTTCTTCTCTTCCTGAAATTACAAGAGGATTACAAGACGAAGCAAACGAAATAGCAAATCAGAGATTAGACAACGTGAAGTTCGCAATGAATGGTCGTTGGACAGTTGTTCGCAACAAGAATGTTGATTTACAATCACTTATTCGAAACGTTCCTGGCGGTATTACACAAGCAGATAGTCTTGAAGATGTTCGTCGTGAAAATACACCAGATGTTACGCAATCATCTTATGTAGAACAAGATCGTATCAATGTAGATTTCGATGAACTTGCTGGTAACTTTGGTGCTGGAACAGTGCAGAACAACAAACAACTTGCTCAGACCGCATCAGGTATGGCTATGCTTAATCAATCAGCAAATGTCTTGGTAGAATACACATTACGAACATTTACCGAAACATTCCTTGAGCCTATTCTTAATCAGTTGGTATTGCTTGAGAAACACTATGAAACAAATGAATCACTGTTAAAGAATCTTGGTGATCGTTCTAAAGAATACAAGCGTCTTGTTCAGGAGATGCAGATGCAACAGAAAGTAGCAGGAGGAATGCCGCCTGCACAACCAGGTATGCCTCAACCACAACCAGGTCAACCACAAGGTATGAATCAAGGTATGCCAGGACAAGCACTTCAGCAACCGGTTATTACTCCAGAAGAACTTTTACAAAAAGAACTATCCGCAAGAGTAAATGTCGGTATGGGAGCAACCTCACCAGAACAAAAGATAAATAAACTTATTACTGGTATGATGGCTTATACAAACATTGCTAAATCAGGTGTTCCAAACTTGAATCTTACTGAAGTTGGCAAAGAAATCTTCGGCGCATTAGGTTACGCAGATGGTTCGAGATTCGTTACTCTTGGTGATAATTCAGAAGTTCAACAACTTAACATGCAGATTATGCAGTTGAAGAAGATGCTTATGGACAAACAAGCACCACAGAATGCTAAAGTTCAGATTGCTCATCAGAATAATCAGACTAAGTTGGCAATAGCACAGATGAAAGAAGGCAATGCCAATAACCGTAAGTTGGTAGATCATTATCACGCTTTAGTAAAAGGAGGAGTTGGAGCAGTAGCAGAATCAGCCGCTGTGAAGACAAATGCTAATGGAGCCCCGGTTCCTCAACCACCACAGCAACCGCAACAAGGATAATAATTATAAAGGAGTAGTAAATAATGGACGAATACATTGAAGAAGACATAATTCTGGCAGATGACATTAGAAAGTTCTTCAAAACACGCATTGGGCAGTATTTATTGACAAGGATTGAGGAAGAAATAGCAGAATCTACAGAAATTCTTACCTCAATAAACATAAATACACCCACAGCAACACAAGAGTTTCAAACTGCTCAAAATAGATTAAATGTAGCAAAATCTGTCGAACAGTGGTTAGGACAAGCAATAGTAGCAGGAAACAATGCTGAATCGATTTATTTCGGCGAAAATCAGTAAAAACAGTAGAAAAATACAATTTTAACTAAATAAAAGGAGAAGTAAATAATGTCAGACGAATTAGATTTAGATACAGCAGCATCAGAAGATACAAACGAATCACCAGTATTAAACAGAAACAATCCTCGCGATGAGTTTCTTAAAGGATTAGCAGATCGTCACGCAGACGAGAATGAATCAGAACTAATCTACGATGACGAAGATACTGAAGATGAATCTACTGGAGGAAACGAAGTAGATCAGGAAGATGTAGAAGATGTTAAACCAGTTCAGAAACACAAGATTAAAGTCAATGGTAAAGAACTTGATTTAACTTACGAAGAATTAGTTGAGCGAGCACAAAAAGTTGAAGCAGCAGACGAGTATTTACGCACTGCCAAACAGATTGCCGAACAACAAGAGTTTAACCAGCCATCCGATGAGGACGTTGGGGATAAGGTAGAAGATGTAGATGACCTTGCGCTTGTCCGAGCGTTACAAATGGGCACAGAAGAAGAGGCTATTGCGGCTCTTAAACAGATCAAGAAGTCACAAACTCCTCAGGTAACAAAAGAGGAGATACTTCGAGAAGTTGAGGAACGAGCAAAGGTAACTTCAGCAGCACAAAAGTTTGCGAATGACTTTCCAGACATTTTTAATGATCATAAGTTAAGAAAACTTGCTTTCGAAGAAGACACAAGACTTATGAACAGCGGAGATCGTCGTCCATACGAAGAAAGATACACCGACATCGGTAATTCAATCAGAGGATGGGTAAAATCAATAGCAACTACAGCAACAACAAGCGATAAAGTTCAACGCAAGATAAATGCACCGACTGTTCCTAAAGCATCAGGAAGAACAAAATCAGTAGATGCAGAATCAGGCGAAGAATCAAGAGAATCAGTTCTGGCTAAAATGAGATCAGCCAGAGGGCAACAAACATAATCTAACTTATAAAAGGAGAAACACATTATGGCAGGACAAGTATGGGGCGTAAACACCCTTGGTGGATACATGTATTCACGTCAATTATCAGACATTTTCCGTATGACAGTTCAACCTCTTACGAAATTTCGTCAATTCGCGGACGTTCGTGATAGTTCGCAACAAGGCAAAAAGAAAGGTGACATCTTCACTTGGGACGTATTCAGTGACGTAGTTACAGCAGGCGGTGTGTTAGCAGAAACATCAACAATGCCACAATCTAACTATACCATCACTCAGGGAACTTTGACAGTTACTGAACTTGGTAACTCGATTCCTTACACAGAAAAACTTGACAACTTGTCAAAGTTCCCAGTGCAAGAATTGATCCAGAAAGTATTAAAGAACGATGCTGCTAAGGCATTCGATCGCACAGCATGGGCACAGTTCAACGCTACTCCACTTCGTGCAATTCCTACTGGTGGAACAGATACAGCCGCAGTAACAATCTACACAAACGGAACTGTAACTGGAACAAACAGTGTTGCATTCAACAACAACCACGCTAAGTCAATCGTAGATGCAATGAAAGAACGTAACATTCCAGCGTATGTTGGTGATGATTACTACGCTATTGCTCGTCCATCAACACTTCGCACATTCAAGAACAACCTTGAAACCATTCATCAATACACCGATACTGGCTTTAAGTTGATCATGGCTGGTGAAATTGGTCGTTACGAAAATACTCGTTATGTTGAGCAAACAAACATCGTTGCTGGTAAGTCAACAGACGGCGTTAGCGGAACACCATGGACAACAGGCAAATCAGACTGGATCTTCTTCTTCGGTAACGACACAGTTGCTGAAGGTGTTACACTTCCAGAAGAAATGCGTGGTGCTATCCCTTCAGACTTCGGTCGTTCAAAAGGTGTGGCATGGTATTACATCGGCGGATTTGGTTTGGTTCATACAAACGCATTGAACGCTCGTGTAGTTGCATGGGACAGTGCTGCTTAATCAAATAGATAACCCGCCGATTAAGTTCGGTGGGTATTTATACAGATAAAAGCATACATCATTAAAATACACAAGGAGAAACACAAATGAGCAATCAAGTAACAGCAGCAATCGCATCTTTAAACGCAGATGAACACGGTAAGTCAAAATCTTACTTGAACAAGAAAGGTATCAAGCCAATGGAAGGCGGATTAAACGCTCTACCACCAGGTCAAGACATCTTCAATCAAGAAGTAGCTGATTTATCACCTGAAAGCACAATGGTATTCAAGGAAATCGTGAATTCCAAAGGGTATGCTACAGGAATTGCCAAGTAAGCATAAAATAAGAAATGGGGGCAGAAATGTCCCCCATCTTATCTATAAAGGAGTAATAAACCATGGCTAAGTTCATGCAGGAAAAGAATCAAATCTTAAACAAACCTCGTCCCCCAGAAAAAACAAAGTGGGCCGACTTAAATTCAGCATTACACCCAGCATCTGATTATACGGCAGACATGCCTCCAGGTGATGACATTATGAATCAAGATCACGTTGAGGAATTTACACCTATTTCGTTAGGTGGAGAACACTCAGTAACTGATCACGTATCCTCAGGATT